AATTAAGTCTGACATACGCATCATCAAAACGGAGGCTTTTGTCAGATCAAGTTTGAACTACTACACCTATTGAAATCTATTGGCGCGCCCGGCGGGATTCGAACCCACTGCCTTTGGCTCCGGAGGGCTGCGGCATTTGTGCGAAAGCCAATGAAATAGCGGAATTTCAGCACTTTTTGTGAATAAAAACATGACTAAAACTGCAAAAACAATCTTTTATTGAAATTTCATGTTAGCACTACTATTAGCACCGCCTGCCGCATAGGCAGCAGGACGGATTTCTGCAAGTGGTAGCTTGACTTGGAGGCGATGCGCCATTAGTTAAGAGAAAAGGGCGGCAGCCCTTGCATGACTGCCGCCCGAAGCGTGAGCGCGTTTCCAGTTTGTTTATTGGAAATAGCCCCCGACTGGAATTGCACTTCCAGCGGGGGCTTTTGTTATCCGGTTACAATACGGAGAACCACAGCCACAATCAGCCCGGCCAACACAGCGACCAGGACATCCCGAAGGAAGTGTAGCATAAGGCTATCCTCCTTTCGGAGAACGCGCCCACGAAAAATTCATATACAAATAGCGGCAGCTTTTCAAGCAGGCCCGCGGCCCCTTTCTCACCACCTCATCGCCGGCTCATGCCAGAAAGTCTGGCCGTTCTCTTTCTCCACGCGGCGGCGCATACGGCGTAGATAGCCCGGGTTGAGATACTCGTAAAATGAATTGAGTATCGTATAATCCAAGGCCGCGCGGATGTAAAAAAGGTTATTCCCCGGAATGTGGTTGAAAAAGAATCGAAAACTGTTCGCGCCCAGGTCCCTGCCGTCGCGGGCGTCCAGATAAAGGCCATAAAGCGACTCGGCGCTTGAGTAAGCCGGGCCGCCAAAAGATCCCGCCAAAGATCCTCCCATCCTCGACTTCTCCCCAAACAGGAAATCGCCATAGATGCCAAGGCCGCCGCCCTGGACAGCAGCCGCCAGAATCGTTTTCCAATTCAGGCCAAGCGGGCTGTTTTCATCAAGCAATTCGCGTGGCGTCTTGCCCGCCAGAAGCTGCTTTGCAGTCATCGCTCCATAGCCGAAGATAGTGGTCATCACGAAAAGGCCCGCAAAGTTGCTCATTTCCCCGTGCCGGTTTTGCAGAAAGGCCGAAGCCAATGCGCCCTTGCCCGCGCCCTTGAGCGCAGTTCCAAGAGTATCGGCCCCACGCCCGTAAAGCTCGCGCCCCATGCTGCGCTGCATGAAAACAGTCGGGAAGCTTTTGAACTGCGTGAAGTAGCGCAAAAGTTCCCCGCCCATCGTGCCCGGACGCAGGCCCTGCCTCAGGATGGCATTCGTCCTGGCGTCCGGCTCAAGCACGGCATACTGGACGCGATCCCGATAAAGAGTGCGAAGCCTGTCTGCCAGTTCATGCCGGAAGTTCTCCACTCTCATGCGTGTTATCTGGGTTCCCTTGCTTGCCAGGTACGCCTCTATCTCGGCATCCGTGGCGTCAAAGGCCGCTTCCGGCGTAAGGTAATCCCGGCCATCGGCAGCCATCGTCCTGCCCTTGCGCAGCATATCCCACTGGCCGGCATCTATGCCATAAAGCTCGAAAAGCCGCCGCTCCTGCGTGGAAAGCTGGCCAAAGTTCTTGCCCCTGATATGCGCCATATCGTGGGACATCATCAGGGTGGCAGCCTTTTTCCAGCTATCAGTCCACCACGACAAACCGTTCATGCGGAAAAAGAGATTCATCATGGCTGACATCTTGCCGGGCGTATCGGATCCGGAGAAGCGGGCGATAATATCGCCGCACATGGAATCGTAAAAGACGCCGCATGAGGACAATATGCGCCGCTGCTCCAGTGTGCCGCGCCCTTTGACCATCAGGGACAGGCCGCGCACGAGAGAGGATGCAAAGCCCTTGCCCTGGTAGGCCATCTCGTAGGCGAAGTTGGGCGCGTCGCTCATGCCGGAGATAACCGCGCCGCCAAGCTTTGCCATGCTTTCGATAGCCCGGACAATGCGACCGACAGAGGCCACGACTTGGCTGGCCGCGATATTTGTCGAGCCATCCAGTTCGCTCATTTCATTGGCCAGGCGAGTCTGCATCTTGTCCAGACGCTTGATGCCCGCGTCATCGCCGCGCTTGCGCAGCGACTCGCGGATGAACTTGATGCTGTTTTCCAGATTGGCTTGCGGCGAGGGGCCAAAAACTTGCATAAGCGCCGTATTGTCCGCAGCGCGGGAGAAGCCGCCAAGCATTGCCTCGCGCAGATTGCCTTTGCCATATTTGACATTGTAGTCGAACCACGCGCCGCCGTCTGTGAAGTGCAGCACTCTTTCGGCGCTGACCTTGCTGGCCACGCTGCCCACGCCAGATTGTGACGCCAGGGGGTTGCGCGCCGCGCCCGTTTCTTTCAAATGGACGCCAGTCTTCAGGTTATCATAGACTTCAGAAAGGAAGGCCGCCTTGTCATCCGGCATGAAATCCGGATTTTGCTGCGGGTCAAAGCGGCCGTTGCCCGTGCGCGTCCAGTCGAGCTTGTCCTCGATGTCAGCCCGCCACTTCTCGAAGCCCGCCCTGGCTATCCTTGCCTGGTCATGCGACTGGCGCACGATATAGCCCGGCTCCTTGCCTATGAAACCGCCGACGCGGTTCTGGTCAAGCCGCGCCTTCTCCTGCCACTTGTGGGCGACCTGCGCAATGTCCATGGCCTCTTTGGGGCCAGAGAAAGCCGGCGCGTTCGGATTGTCTATCGTCCACATCGCTTCCGCGATTTCCCGATCCATCGCGCCCTTTTTGAAGATGGCATAATGCGTTGCGCCCAACTCATCCAGGTCATTCAGGAAGCCGCCAACATACTGGCCCTTGATGCCCGTGCGCAGGGCATCCACGCTCATGCGCGAGCCCTGCCGCAGCTTCTGGCCGCCAACCAGCATGGCGGACAATCCTTCCCCCTCGCGCCCCTGCCAGTTGCCCAGCGTGCTTTCGAGGATGGCGACCTTGCGCTCAAGCTGCAAATAGGTGTTGCGCTTCTTGATGACGGCCGCAATTTGCTCACGTTCCGCCTGCTGTTTTGCCAGTTGCTGGGCCAGGGCGTTCTGATTGGACGCCTGTCTTGAAGCCTGGACGCCTTTCCAGAGCCTTTGGGCATCCTTGAAGATCTCCTCGATTTCCGCATCAGACAGGCCGCGCGAGTAGTTGGCCCGCAAATCGTCAAGACATTTCCCCATCCTAGCCCCCGTTCCATTGACATTCCAGCGCCTGGCGCCGGAATTCGTCGCGAATGTTGTTGTGCTCTATTTGTCGGTCAATTTCCGCTATTTCCAAATTTGCCTCATCAACCAGTCCGCGAAGCTCCGGACTGCTTTGCTCAAGCCGTCTCACGGCCTCGTCGGCGCGGACTTGCGCATCCCGCATAAGCTGGTCAACCAGCGCGGCATCCCCGCTTTTTTCGGCGTCCAGCAGCCGCTGGTCTTCCGCCGCAAAGCGGCCGCCGGACGTGGCCGGGTCAGCAAAGTCCCTTTCCACCTGCCGGCTGTGAATGTCTCCCATAGCATAACGGAACGACCTGTCAGCAGCATCATACGGAACGGTAAACATGCCGTCGAAGACTTCCCGCATTTGCGGGCTTATCTCCACGCCCAGGTCTTCCGCCTTTTGGTAAAGATCCATAAACCAGGTCTTCAGCCGCTCAAACAGGCCGCGCAAGCCGGGCGTCGGAGCGCGGCCCTCGCGCAGATACTGCAAGCCTGCATTGGCAAACTTCTCTTCCATTTCCCGCGACCAGGCTTGGCCGTCCTTTGCGCCCACGAACTCGCAAGCCTTGCGCCACTGCTCCCTTGCATGAGCGGATCCATCAGCCGCAAGCGCAGTGCGCTCCATCTCACGCCGGAAGATATGGAAAAGCTCATGCGGCGCGGTCGAGACATCGGCGGACTGGAAAAAAGTAACCACGGCGCGGCCGGTTTCTGCGTCAAACTGGACTTGCCCGCGCGGGCTTTGCACGGCGTCCGGTTCGGCCTGCAATTCCGGCGGCAGATTGGCATCAGGATCGGAAAGCGGGGCCGGTTCGCGCGTGGCCGTAGCTTCTGGCAACGCCCCGCGTTCCCCGGGTTTTTTGGGCGCGGGAATGTCCAGATTGCCCGGATCCTTTTCACCTTGAAGCTGTTGCGTGGTTGTCTGGTTGTATTCCCTTGAACGCTTTGCCATGTCTTCAGGCGAGAACTGGCCGGAAACAACGCGCACAAGCATGGGCCGCTTCATGTTGGCTATGGCTTGCGGGTCAATGCCGAACTGGCTGGCGTTATCCACAAGCGCCTGCCTGTAGGCCGCAGCCTTTTCAGGATGCTGGCCATAAACCATCTGCAAGGTCATGGTGCGCGAATTGCCGCCAAGGACAATGCCGTTCTGGGTAATGATCGGCGGCCCGTTTGTGGCGGAAGCGTCGGTTGAAACGACAAAGGCCGGTTCGTAATTGAGGGCATTGCCGACAACTTTTTGCTGTTCGCCCTCGTCCGAATGATAGGGCCGCTCCTGGGCCTCCTGCGGATAGTTTTCACGCCGGCGAAACTGATTTTCCGGATCATGGGAGGCGATAACGTCGTCCATTTCCCGGACTTCATAGCGGCCGATTTCCTTCGAGTTGGCGCCAAGGATTTGGGTTTGTTTGCCGACTATGGAACGGGATGGGGTGGATTGAAAGAGTGTATTATTTTCTATTCGGGATGGTTTGACATCGCCCTTTAGGACGGATAAGCTTATTCCCGAAATAGCGCTTTGGTTCTGCGCGGCGCCGGAAATGTTATTTCCACCTGAGTCGCGGTACAGAGAAGGCGCTATTTCTATTTTCGATATTTTGTGATCCTTGTATTTATTCCAGCCTTTTTCGAGAGGAATATCTACCTTTATTTTTAAGGTGTAATAATCGTTTCCTATTTTGGCAGCAGAATAATAAACATTCTGGCCCTTTACTTTTCTTGCATGCCGCGCATCTACCTTTTCAAAAGAATCAAACAAGGCGTTTTCAAGCAGCTCGACCAAATTTGCATAAGCCTGGCTATGTTCTAACCCGCGCCTCTTGAGGCTTGCATTCAATTCTTTACGTGTTAATTTTTGGATTGTGCCATCATCAGCTATTTTTACGATAAGGCCCTGCAAATTTTCGCGCAGCCACTTGAACATATCATCACGCGACATCAGATTTACTGGCGTACCATCCCCATGAACCAGTAAATCCGGATTTACTTCGACAACTTTTGCAATCCTCGGATTGTTTTCACCAGGCGAAATTGCATTTCCATTATCGTCAAGATGGAAAAGGGTATCAACCTCTGATGGCACATCATCCGGGCGCCATTCAAAGCCTGTGCCGTCATCAACTTTTGGGGGCTCAAAATAATCCCGCCAGCTGCGATATTCCGGCCGGTTTTGGGCGTAGTATTCCCCGACAGTTTTTCGTTCGTGGTAAGCCCAGGCGCGAGCTTTCTGGTTGAACAGTTCCGCTTCCGCCAAAGCATGCTCCCGGATAAAATCCGCATTGGCTTCAGGATTGGCCTCGATTTCATACCTTGCCATATCATCCGCATGAGCCTGCATCAACGCCTGGCTGTCGTCATCAGGCGGCACATATTCCCAGGGCTGCGCCTTGCCGGATCGCGCCCGCCGCCATTCGGCAAATGTGCCGCCGCCGGCGTGCATCACGCCGCCCATTATCGCGCCAAAGCTCATGTTGAGCATGGAGTTGGCAAATGTGTAATCGGCCTGGACTTCCTGCTGGCCAAGGTAAATCATCGGCTCGATCATGGCCGCGCCAAGAGCGCCGGACGCCGCGCCAAGCCCGGCCCGAATTGCGGCCCGCTGGCCAATTCCAGAAGCTCCGGCCATAAGCGACATAACCCGCGCTTCACCGGCAACAGGCACGAAAGCACTGGCGATATTAATCGGATCCATGAAGCTGGCCGCAAGGCCCGCGCCAAAGCCGGCAACTGCGCCGCCAAGGCCCTGGTTCTCGCTGACAAGGCCGGCCGCGTTCTCAAGCCGCTTGCTGTCCATGACAATATCAAGCGCTTCCTGCCGATAGCCCTCGACAGGCTTTACCTGTCCTTCCAGCCCGGCATCCTTTATCTGCCGCGCCTGCTCCTCAAGCGGCAGGGCATGGACTTCTCGCCCAAGGCGAAAGTCTTCAAAGTCAATATCAACAGTCGGATCAAGTCCAGTCCTGGAGTCGAAAAGCTCAAGACCATCTTCCCAGCCGGCCATCTCCTGCCGGCGGGCAAGAATCTGCATGGGGTTTTGCTCCATTGCCGCGTCCCAGGCAATGGACATGGATTCGCCAATGGTTGGCTTGTAGTCCTTCAGGTCAAGAGGCTTTACCACGCCCAAATCGAGATTTGTGAAAAGAGCCATTATGCGCCCTCCTCATATATGTCTTCAAGCGCCGCGCCCTGTCTTTCCTCGCGCTCCTGCCAGTCTTTGGAAAGCTTGCCCAGTTCCGCCCAGGTGCGCGTTATCGGCTTGCCGTCCTTGTCCCTCACCACATTGCCGCCCATAAAAAGCACAAGGCCGGACTCATCGCCGGCAGTCTGCCAGCGGCCGGCTGCCTTCAGCAATGAGCCGTACATTTTGGGCGCGTGTTCGCCAAGATGCCGGTAATCCACGGCGTACAAATCGGAAGATCTTGCCGCCAACTCCTCAAGCGCCTTGCCTGCGCCGCGCTCAATCGCATCCCCGTCCAGGGACGTGGGCACGCGGAAAGAGCCGCCGTTGACGGAGTTGATTGTGTAGCGGTCGAGGATGACATCATGGGCGGCCTTGCGGATGGCGTCCTTGTAGTCCAGATTTTGGCGATTGACGTATTGCAGGGCCAGCGTGGCCACGGACTTATTGACCTCGGTTGCGACTGACTGATCGCCGCCGCCAAGAAGCGTGGCATTGAACTCGCCCATCTGCTTGTTGACTTCCGCGTCAAAGTCAGTCCTGGCAAAGGAATCCTTGTGGATTTCAAAAGCGTTTTTCTGAAAGTCCTTGTCTTTCGCGCCGTCCATGAGTAGCTTCGCCGCTTCTCTCGGCATATGGTTGGCCGCAAGTTGGGCGGACATTGGCAGACCATCCTTGACGCAAAGTTCCTGCATGGCCTTTGGCCAGTAGCGGCCAAAAGAGGCTTGCAGGTTTTGCAGAACCGCGCCCGGATCGGGAGAGGACATAATCGCGCCGGCAAAAGTCTTTGCCTGGCCTTTCGGAAAAATTGGCACGTCCCCCAGCTTGAGCAAATCGGCGTCCGCCTTCAGGCCGGCCAGGTAAGCGTTGACCGTTTCCGGCGTTGGCTGTTTGAGCATCTCATTATAGGCCGTCTGCAAATTTTTGTTACGATTCATCAGGTAGCCGGACGGATCCTTCTGCCGCGCCTCCAGAATCGCCTTTGCCGCCTCTTGCCTCTTTTGCTGGAAGCCGCGCTGCATGACGTAGCCTTCGCCGGCAGGCTCGGCAGCCTTGAGTATGCCGCCAATCGTGGCCGCGTCGGAGTCGTTCATGCGGGAAACGTCCGAGCTTAACTGCCTTGCCTCTGTAATTTGCTCCCAGACTTTATCTGCCTTGTCGCCATATCCGGCCGCGACCTGCTCACTTGTGAAGGGCAAATCTCCCGCCTTGCCGTCCTGGGCGGCCGCGACGTAATCGGCGATTGTCATCTCCATGCCTGCGCGCAGTTCGGCCTGTTGGGACTTGCGGATCATGTCAATCCTGTGCCGGAAGGCCATTACCTTTTCCGGCGAAAGCCTGGGAAGGGAGTTTGTCCCGGGTTGTGTCCCTGGTGTGCCTGCCTGTGTTCTTGCCGCTTCCCATTTTGCGGGCGCCCGGCCGACAACTTTCGGCATCTGGCCGCTGGCCACGGCCCGCGCGGCGGCAAGGGCCTCGTCATCGCCCACGGAAACCTTTTTCGCCCCATGCTCCATGGCCGCAATGCCCTGGACAAGGCCGGCCACCATTTTCGGGTCATTGAAGTTGAGCCGCGCTGTCGGGCTTATGCCCAATCTTTTGCCCAGAAAGGCGGCATAGCCTTTGGGATCGTTGCTGTCTTCCTTTGGCGCATAGATATGGATAATGTCGCTGATGCTTTGCGCGTTGCGTTTTGGATCCTCATGATAGCGTTTTATCCGCTCCGCTATCGCCATAAGCCCGTCATGCCGGGAGGCGTAGGCGTTGAACTTTCCGTCGATATTCTTGACATTGCCGTAATTGTGAACGCTCAAGTTTCGGGCTGAAGTCGTGCCGCCGCCGGAAGATGCCGCCGGGGCAGTGCCAGATCCGCCCAGCAGTTTTTCCGCGCCGTCGTAATCGCCTGCCGCAAGCAGGGCGTTCATACGGCCTTCGGCAATCTGCTCATCCAGTTTGGCAATCCTTGCCGTCAGATCCTCGCCCTTGAAGCGCGTCTGCATATCCTGGACAACTTCAGCCCGCCGGGCCGCGATGTATTGCTCATTGGCCGGGCTGGCCTGAACATCCCGCTCGAAATTCGCCAGCGTCCCGTCAAAGACAGACTTCTGCCAGGCCGCGTCCTGCTGTTCCTGATATGCCCCGCCAGTTTGCAGGGCATGGAGAGCCCGCAAGCCAAGGCTCTGATCCAGCCTTTGCCGGAAAATTTCGTTGTCATGCCCCTGGAACATATCCATTGTTTCCTGCCGGATTTCGCCGTATTTGCGCACGAAATCCCGCTGGGCGTCCAGGGCGCTTTGCCCCTGATGCTCTTTCATGTAGTCCTGTTTCCAGGACTCGAACTTCGTATCGGCGCTGATCAGCGCTTCCTGCATCAGCGCGTTCTCGTTGCGAACGTAATCATGGGCAATAACGCGCATAATGTCGCTGCCCGCGCCGGCAACTGTTTTCAGCAGATTGTCCGCCCAATCATGCCCGGCAGGAGGGCCGGCAACATTCGCGCCGCGAACCTGGCCGGGCTGCGCGACAACTTTTTCGTTATACAAACGCTGGCGTTCCATGTTTCTACCTCAATCTGATCTTCGATACGAAATTGGATTTGACATTCTCGTGGTAGAACTTGCCGACCGGATTGGACAAGTCTGTTCCAATCGGATTTGTCTCATTGCCGAAAAGCTTGCCGCCCGCGCCTATATAGCTGGTCAGGCCGCTTGCCGTGCCGGCCAGGGCCGCCGTCAGCAAATTCGTGCCCAGATTTCCGGCAGTCTTCTTGAGATAGCTCGCATTGGCATCATACTGGTCAGCCTGCCATTGGGCCGTCCTGAAATTGTTGTTCGTCTCGTTGATCCTCAAAAGTCTTTGATACTCGTTTTCGCCAACATCGGCCGCGTAGGCGTCCGCGTTGCCCTCCTGAATCTTCAAGGCCGAGCCGCTTGTCATGTCGATATTGCCCGCGCCCAGGTTCACGCGATTGCGGGCCTGCTCCTGCTGATATTCTTTTGTGAGCCTGCTCTTTTGCTTCGCAATCGTTTCCGCCTCAATCTGGCCGCGCTGGCGCTCCATTTCCGCCTGCGCCCGCGTGTTCGCAGCCTGGACTTCCATGGCCTTTGCCTGCTGGCGCTGCTGGTTCGATTGCGCCATCCCCGAGCCAAGCGAGGACAGGGCCGACAGGCCGCCGGACACCAATCCTATAGTCAATGCGCTGCCCATAATTTGCTCCTATCCCTGGCTCCCCGCCAGATCCGCCAGTTCCAGCGTTGCCAATATGCCCAGCACGGTTGCCGGGCCTTCGGTGAACTTCAATGCAAGATCCGCGTTTTCGCGCCAGCCGCCGGCAATGGGCAGGTTCCAGAATGTCGGGCCGCCCGTGTATTTGGGGTCGGGCAGGCGTTCCGGCACGTTCATCCACGGGCCGTCGCCGATTTTGGCCACAAAAGGCTTGCAGTTGACGACCTGCGCCTTGACCGCGTTCAGCTTGCGCACGCGCATATAGGTCGAGCCGTTCTGCAATGTGGTTTCCGGCAAGTGCGGAATGCAGACTGATTCGTAGGGCGCGTTCCAGGGGCCGTCCGTGTAGTCGGTATCAGGCACGGGTTCGGTCAGGATGACTTCCTTGTAGGGCCGCAGGCGTTCCACGCAGCGCACGCCGTTGCGTTCGACGTGCATCCAGATTTGCGTCTGGCCATTGCCGTCGGGAAGGGCCGCAATGTCCTTTATGAGCCCGTCCGTGTCGTGGCGATGCCAGGCGATGACTTCCTGCTCCTTCAGGTAGGTTACGGCCGCCATTGTGCCGTTGGCCAGCACGCACCAGAGGATGTTGTAGGGATCGCCCTGCCAGGCCGCGAAAATGATCGAGGGGTCGAGGATATGCCGCGCAAGGACGGACAAGTCCGCGGACTGGTAGCTGTCGGACTGGAAGGTGTAACAAAATTCGCGGATTGACTTGGCGCCGAACTGGACAAAGAGCAGACTTGAAGCCGCGCGGATTGCGTCCTGCCCCAGCGGCGCGGATCCGTAATAGGTTTGCGGCTGGAACATCAGGTTTGAGGGGGTAAGCGCGTCGCCCTCCGCGCCGGTCAATATCCATTCGCCGCCCTCGGTGCCGATGCAAAGGATGTTGCGGTCGGAACAGCACCAGAGGATGCGGTTGCATTGCGTGCCCGCCATCGTAACCTCTATGGCATGGTCGTCAAGCGGAGGCGTGGCCGCCGCCATGGACTCGTAAATGCCGGACTGCGACATCCAGATCGTCATCGGCCGCTTGTAGGTTCTGGCAAAGCAGAGCCTTTGCTGGTGAAAAAAGACCAGGGCCGGATAGCCGTCATCCGGAAAATCCGGGTCGTTCCAGGGGTCGCGGGGTTCCGGCGGCGTATCCGCCGTGTCGGGCGTGATGTTCCTGTCCTCGAAGGTCAGCGGCGATTTGTCCACGTCGGTAATGCGCCCGACAAAGCCATAAACGCCGCCCTGTTTTTTATAGACCCGGTATTCGCCGGCATTGGGCACGGGCTGGACGGTCAGCACAATGTAATAACCGTTCGTGCCGACCGGAACGCAATTCTCGATTTTGGCTTCCGCCGACGGCTCCGATTCGTCGCCGCTGGTTCTGTCCACGGCGGTAACGACATATTTGTATGTGGCAAGCTCCCTCTGCCAGTTCCATTCGCCCGGATTGCCTTCCCAGGAGATTGCCGGCGCCGCCGGGGCCGCTATATCCGGCATCCAGCCTATGACCTCATAACGCCAGTCGTCCATGCCATAACGCATCAGCCTGGCGGGAGGGTGGTTGCTGTGGGCAAGATAGAGCGTGTCGGCGGACTGGGCGTATGAAAGTTCGTGAACTTCCCCGGCCGCATAGGGCAATGACAATATGCCGCCCCTGTAAAGGGTTCCGTCCGCAAGCCATACGTTCAGGCCGGATGTGTCGCGCCCTTCCTCCGCCGCCAGTTCCAGCATGCAGGCCTCTGTCGCCGAAAAGACAAAGGGAATGAACATCGAATTGACCGCGCCGCCAATCGAGCCAAGAAACTCCATCCCCGGCCGCCGGGTAATACCGCCCTGCGGCATGGCGATCATGTTTCGCAGGAGCTTGCATCCGGTCAGGTAGCGCGGCTGGTCAAAGCGTCCGGACAGCATGGGCGAGAGTTCCCCGCCGTTCAGGGCATTCTTGGCGACATACATGGCGCCGGCCTGCGTCTGCGCCAGATTCTGCATCTGGGCCTGTGCGGCGGGGTCTGCCAGCGCGGAGCCCTGCAAGGGCTGGCTCGCTCCCTGCCTTGCCTCGGCCAGCGAATTGATGCGCTCATTGTTGACAAGCTGCTGCATGGCAGGATTGGAAAGAGGCGAATCCTTTATCGGATGCGACTGGCCAATCTTCGCCCGGGACAAGGAGTTTATGGCGTTCCAGTTGA